CAAGAAAAATTAGGTTTGACTTATATGTTTATAACACATGACTTATCAGTTGTAAAATATTTTTCAAATGATATAGCAGTTATGTATTTGGGAGAGCTTGTTGAAAAAGCTCCTTCAAAGGACTTATTTAAGAATCCAATTCATCCTTATACAAAGGCATTGTTATCAGCAATACCTACAATTAATATTAGAAAGAAAATGGAAAGAATTAAACTTGAAGGTGAAATTACTTCTCCTATCAACCCAGGAATTGGTTGTAGATTTGCAAAAAGATGTATTTATGCAGAAGAAATATGTTCAAAAGAATCTCCAAAATTAGAAAAAGTTGGAGAAGCACATTTTTTTGCTTGCCATAGAGCAAAGGAATTAGGTTTTGTTAATGAAAAATAAGAATTAAAATAAATGAGACTATTATTGATAAAACTGGTAATGGTCTCATATTTTTATAGAAATTAAACTTTTTTACAATAAAAAACAATCCTATTTTTCTACACATTATAGCTCTTTTGAGATTGCTTCACAGTTAAATTTTCTCATTGATATTTAGGACTTCTAGTAATTTTGTTGAAATATTTTTATCATCAGCAATTTCTATCTTCTCCCAAAAAATAAAAGGAGGTTCATTAGTTTCAAAATTAAACTTTTTTATTAATTTTATACAGTATTCTTCTTCTTTGGGATTCCATACACCTACAATTATTGGAAGATTTAAATAATTAGAATTTATATAAATACTTCTCCATCTTTCTTTATCTCCCTTTCTACTATATTTTGGGAGCCACCAATCGTTATTATTATGTTCTCTTACTGACTGTTTATTTGTAGTTTGAAATTCAATAACTGCAATCATCTTTTTATTATGAAGCAAAATACCATCTACATTTCCTGGCCAAGGTTTTCCATTTTTTCTCATACTTATATCATATTTAGGAAGATTATCTTCTTGATAGTTTGATATATTGTATCTTATAGTTGAATAATTTTCATATAACCAATTTGAAAATTCTTTGGCATTTTGAAATTCTTTGTAAAAGTTCCGTCCTTCTTTACCATCTTTTAAAAAAAATAAACTATATTCATTATCATCATATACCAAAATACCCCATTTTAATTTCCTATTTTCAACTATTGTCTTTTTTAAAGCAAACTCATCTTTAAATTCTGAATTTCTATATAATTCATTAAAAATTTTTATCTTGTCATTTTTATTTGTTGTACTTAAATCTATATCTACTTTAAATTTATCCATTAATATTGTTACATTATCATTTATAGTTGGACTTCCTTCAAAAGATATTAGTTTAAAATTTGAATTTTTTAATATAGCTTTTTTTAGTATATTTTTATTATCACTGCGTTCACTGGTTTCTCTTATAAAATACATATTCTTATCTCCCTATAAATTTTATTTGACATTTTCTTCAATAAATTTTATTTCTGATGCATTCAATTTATATTTTTTATATAGTTGAACATCTATTTTTTCAATATCTTCATTCCAATCAATATCTGAATCTTTTCCAAAATTTTGATTGGGAACAAAGCAATATACTTTTGATGTAGAATCTTGAGTTGCTTTTGCTATGCCAAGCATTGTTCTAAAAAATTTAGTACAAAAATATTTTTTTAATGCCTCAGCCTCTTCTTTGGAATCAAAATTACCTATTCTAATAAATGTTTCTGTTGCTATTTCTCCTGGTGCACCTATTGGATAGTCTGGATATGTTTCACCAAATTCTCCATTTCCCATAGCTTTTCCAACAAAGAATTTCCATTTATAAATAGTGTCATTACCAGTTGTTATAGGATAATCTTTTGGTACATATTTAATAAGTCTTTTATTTTTTTCTAGACCTAAAATAGAAATATCATCTTCATTATTTTTTTTATCAAAAATTTCTGGCATTGAATATTTAGCTGGATTTCTAAAAAAATCAGTTGCTAAACCATAGGGTTTACGTTTTGAAATATGTTTTTGGATACTTTCTTTAGATATACTTGTTACTTTTTTATAAATATTTACTAACTCTTTAAATGGAATAAAAAAACCACAACCACAAGAATTCAAATAACCTTTATATTCATGTTGCTTCTTTTTCCAGTCTATTACTTTTATGTTTGCTTCTCCTTTATAAGTTTTGTCATATGTTAAATACAAAACTCCACCTTTTATGTCTGTATTTAAGAATACATCACTTGATTTTTGAAAAATAGTCATAGATTTTATATGTTTGTCATTTAACATCTCTTGTGTAAATTCAGTTAGACCTTTACCAGCTCCGACTAGCCATCTTGCTGGAAATATTAAATTTATTTTAGCATTTGTTATTTCATATGCTAGATAAAAAAAATGATTATATAATGGTTTTGCCGAAGCATTAATAGGTGCTCCTTCTCCTCTCACAGCATTATCATTTTCTTGATATGGTGGGTTTCCAATCACTACATCAAACTTCACTCTCTTAAAAAATTCAGTTTTGTTCTCTCTCCAATTCATAATCTTAACATATTGACCTTTTTTACTTTGAGTTTGGTTGCTAATTTTTTCTGTTTTATTAAATAAATTTAATTGTTTTTTTTTGGTTGTATCTCTTCTATCTCTTCTAATGGGGGTTCTTCATTCCATTTATTATCATAATAATCAAAATATGTATATAAAAGGTTTTCACGAGCTAATAGTAATGAATCTCCATTCCATTCAAAGCCATAACTAGCTTTATATGCTTCTCTTACTAACTCTTTCCATTTATCTTTAATATTACATTCCTTATTGATTTTTCTTAATTTACGATCTAAAAAACCAACTCTTTCATCTAAATCAATTAACTTTCCAGTTATAACATTATAGCGTGTTGCTATATAAGGTGCTTCTCCACAAGTTATCTCAATCCAAGTTCTTTTAGTATATGTTTCTAAATCATCATTCTGACAACTTTTATCTATTTCGTCATTTTGTTGTTTTAGAATTTCTATAGGAGTGAACACTTCGGCTATTGTTCTAGTTCTTTTTTTTTGTAACTGTGCAGCTTTTAATGCCCTTGGTTGTATGACATTACTATATTCTCCTGTTATTAATTCAATTTTTATTTCCGAAGTTGCAGAATATTTTTTAGCATCATATTTGATATAGTTTTCATTTGCCCAAATAATATTCTTAATACATCTTTTTGTACTTTTTGTTCTGTCAATTAATAAAATGTTGAATATAGAGGACATTTTATCTCTCAAATTATTTTCAGAAATATTTACTTTATCATCTATAACTATTAAGTCTGACAAATTACTGTCCTCCCCTCTTTTTTTTTCTTCTTTCTTTTATTATAAACTAATTAATTAAATAATCAAGTTTATTGATTTTATTTTATCATATAAATCTAGGATGTAAAAGATATGTTTTATGTAAGAAAAAAATTGATGATGATTTAATAATCAATGATGAAAATACATATTGAAAAAGAAAAAAGCTTCCATATACAAAAAAGCCCTCAACTTTTTTCAAGTTCGGGCTTTTTTGTAGAAATTAAACTATTATTTATATTTATATTTTTAACACTTGAATATACCATAACTTCAAAATTTAAGTGTAGAATAAATTGACTTAACTTGAATTAGATGTCAACAAAGTGCAAACACTTTAATGATAACTATATATTCTATATACTGTTATTTTATATCTCATCCACTGCCTCTTTCAATTTTTTGATATTCTTATGTACATAAACTTCTGATGTAGTTTTATAGCTAGAATGTCCTATCATTTTTATAACTGCATCTTTATCTGCAACATTATCTGATAGAAGTGTAGCAAAAGTATGTCTAGTATCATGTAAACTATGATATGATAACCCCATATCTCTAAACAATATTCTAAAATGGTTATCAAAAGAATCATAATCATACTCTAAACCATCATATCTTTGCCATAAAAATGTATCCTTACTAAAATATCTATTCTTGAATAAATCCAATATTTTGTCTGCAATAGGGACTTTTCTAACTCCAGCTTTACTCTTAGATTTTTCAACTTCAAAATAAAAATCTTTTAAATAAATATTTTTTCTATTTACTTTTAATAGTTCTCCTATTCTTAATCCTGTATAACATAAGATTAAAATTATATCTATTATTTTGTACTTATCTATTTCATAATTATATAGATTATTCCAAAGTGTTTGTAACTCTTCTTTACTGAATGGTCTTTCTCTATCTCCTGTCTTTTTTCCTTTTTCTTGAACTGGTAGTTTTAAAAACTTAGCATAGTTCTTAGTAGCCATATCATTTAGAATAGCAAAGTCCCAGATATTAGACCAGAAACTTCTTAATAATCTTAATGTGCTATTAGTTAGATCCAAATTATAAAAAATATTTTGTAACATAATACCATTGATTTTAGCTATTTCTAATCCACATAACTTTTTACTTCTTTTAAAATTAATTTCATAGTTAGTTTTTGTTCCATCTTTTACATCTTCTTTTGATTTTATCCACAGTTGATAAATTTGTTCAAAAGTTATCCCTTTTTCTTTCTTTTTATTAATTTTAACATCAGTGTTTTCTAGCATTTCAATATTATTTGTAAACATAGCTAGTTTATAAGTTTCTGCCTCTTTTTGTGTTTTAAAACAAGCTATAAAATCTCTCTTATATCTTTTTTCTTCTATACTATAATACTTAGGTCCTAAATAAGCCCAAGGTTTTCTTCTCTTACCTGATAATTTAAAAACAGTTCCCATTCCATTTGCTGCTCTCATAAAAAATCACACTCCTTTCAATTGCATAATAAGAATGAGTGTGATATAATTTTAATATCTGAATTACAAAGAGTATCACACTCTTGCCCTCTTAAAGTGCTACCAACACTTTAAGAGGGATTTTATTTTTATGGCAAAATTTAATAATTGATAGTTAATGTTATAGAGTATTCTTCTTCATCAGTTTCTAAATCTTCTCCGTCCCATAGTTTATATTTTCCACCAGTAATTGAAAAATACATTGATAATATTTTATTATCATCTATTAATTTTCCTACTTGTAAAGTTTTTTCCTTTGGAATATAACCTATTTTAGAAAAATCATTTAAAATTACTTTTATAGCATTTTTATCATATTCATTATCAGGTTCTTTTTCTAATCTAAAATAATCTTTATCCCATTTTTCATCTTCTGAAACTTCATAAATTTCAATATTTTCATATCTTTGTGTTTTAATTTCTTTAGTAGTTAAACCATCATATGCTTTCATACCTTCTTTAATTTCATTTTTTACAAAATTCTTAATAATTTTTTGTCTTGCTTCTACAAAAGTACCAGCTACTTCAAATTGCAAAGTTCCATGTTCTTCAACATTTCCTTTTTGAACTTCATTATTTTGAGGTTTAGGAGTAATATTCTTTGTCCCAAATAATGAAAAAAAGAAAAAGAAAATAAAAGTAACAACTAGCATAAATATTCCAAAAATAATAGAGTCAGAAAAGGCTACAATAGTTAATATTCCAGAAAAAACAGTCATTATTAAAAATAGATACCTTAATATTTTTTTTAACATATTCCCCTCCTAATTATGTAACTTTTTAATTCATCAACAGTCATAAAACCCCATCTCCTTTTAAAATATTTTTATATTGATTTTGGTAAATACAACCAAATATCTTCCCCAAATAAGCTCATATATTCAAATTGGCTATAAACATTATTAATCTTTTCATTAATTGAATTTTTAAATAATGCAATTAAATTATCATTTTCTTCAACTATGTAATATTTCCAATGAATACTGAAATGATTAGAACAATATTCAGAAACTTCTTTACTCATATTAAAAAAATATCTAAATAAATCAAGTAATTTTAAATCATTATTATTAATTTCAATATACATATATAAAGCCAAAGGTAAAGGTGAGCTACAATGTCTTGCAAAACAATTAGCTTCTTTTTCTTTTACTTCATTATATCTTTCTCCATCACAAAATATATAACTATATTCTTCTTTCAAATGTTCTAAAAAGTAATGTCCTAATTCGTGAAAAATAGTCCATCTAATTATATATATTGAATCTTCTTCATTATAACAAAGAATATATTTCTTTTTTCCTTTCTTTTTTAAGAAACCTCTATCACTTTCAAATTGGCATTTGATTTCTTCTATTGACATATTAGATTGTTTTTTTTGAAGTTCCTTAGCAAATTCTGTATAAGTTTTTAATTCTATGTTATTTATTTTTTTAACAATCTTAAAAGGCTCTATTGGTAAAACCCCATCACTATATTTTAATAAGACTTCATAAGCCTTTTTTTGTGCATAATTATATTGAATATGAGAATTTTTTCTAATCAATTTAATCACCTGATTTAACTAATCTTCTTCATCTTCAACATTTTCATCAAAGTAACTATCTATTAAAGCCTCAACTATTTTTCTTTTGGCTTCATCAAGTTTACTATACTTATCAAAAACTTTTTTATCTCTTGCAGCAGTTTTAACTTGATATTCTGTTTCTTCATTTTCCATAGGAACATCAAATCCCATTAACCAAGCAGGACTAACATCAAGTGCCTTAGCTAAAGAGTAAAGAGCATTTTGTCTTGGAGAAATTTTATTTGACATATATTGACTTAATGCAGATTTTTTAATTCCACTTTTTTCAACTAAATCAATTGGTTTCATATTTCTTAATTCTAAAGCTTTTTTTATTCTATCTGCACAATTTTCTTTCATATTTTTAATGCTCCTTTCAATATTTTTATAAATTGATTATATAACAAAGTTTAATAAAAATCAACCATTTTTAAATAAAGTTAAAAAAATATAAACTTTTTTATAGAAAACTAGATGGAAAAATAACTGAAGTTTATAAAACACAGTATAAATTTGCAGAGGCTTTAGGAATCTCAAAAGCAAGCATATCAGCCAAATTAAATAATAAAACAGATTTTACTCAAAAAGAAATTTGTGATTCACTTCGGTTATTAGATATTCCAGAAACTGAGGTATATTCATATTTTTTTAAAGAAAAAGTTTAGTTTTAATAAACTTATTAAATAAAAAAGAAAGGAGAAAAAATGAAAGATTTATATTTTTTATCAGAAGAAACAAGATTAATATTTGGACTTGTGGAATTAACAGGAAAAGCACAACTTGATTTTTTAAGAATAGACCAAAGCTATTACCTTAATAAATCAAAAGCTAAAAATTGGTATGAAGAAACTAAAAATAAATTAGAAAATAGTGAGCATCCTATGAAAGATATAGCTATTGAAAATCTAAATAAATTATATAAAGGAATGAAATAGGAGGAGAAATGGCATACATAGAAAAAGAGATAGGGGAAAAAGTTAATAGAAAAATACCGTGAAGATAACCCATCTTATTTAAGAGGTTTAAAAGAAGGCCGAATCAATTTACTAAAAGAATTTATCGTAGAAATAAGAGAATTGGAGGATGAGTAACTGGAGAATATATCTTAACGGGAGAGGATACAGACATTGCAGACCTTTCCTAGACTGGTGTAAAACACTTCCTGAGGTTAAGGAAGATAGAAAAGGAAATAAATACATATTTGTAAATAACCTTTTGAAATATAAAGGTCAGTTAGTAGGGACAAACCTACACAACCAAACTCGTCTTAATTGGCAAACTTGGTTAAAAAATCAAGTTGTGGCTTTTGATGAAGTCAATAACTTCATAAGTGGTTTAAATTTACCAGCTGAAATAATGGAAAAAATAAGAGTATATGGAATTTCTACAACTCTTGATAGTAATTTTAAAAAAGAAGAATTAAAAGTATTCTTTAAGACTGTTGGTCTTGAAGAATGGATATAAGGAGGGAAAAATGCACTGTAAGACACTTCAAAAATACTGGAATAAAATACCTTTTCCAGATGGAATATCACTAGTAGAAGCTGTTGGATTGATAGAAAAATATATACAAATGGAGGCTAACAATGAAATTTAAAAAAGTAACATTTTTTAACTATTTAAAATTTAAAATTAAATGGATACTTAGAGTTCTTAATTATCCTTTTAAAGTCTTAGAAAGCTGGATATAAGGAGGGGATTCTATGCTAACAGTTTATGTATCTCATCCTTTTGGTGGGAAAGAAGAAAACAAAAAAATAGTTGAAGATTTTATAAGAGAAAAACAAAAGAAATATAAAGATGTAACCTTTATATCACCAATTCATACATTTGGTTGGCAATATAACGAAGTTGACTATGTAAAAGGAATTAATGATTGTCTTGATTTGCTTTCAAGATGTGATGCAATTATCACAAAAAGATTAGATGAAGTTTTAGATTCAAAAGGTTGCATAATTGAAGTTGGATATGCAAGAGGAAAAGGATTAAACCTTGTTCTTTGGGATGAATTTGATAAGTACATGAAAAAGATTAGATGATGACTTTTAAGATGATGAGGATTAGGTGATAGATATATTAAAAGCAAGATTTATAGACAAAATACTGGAAGTTATGCAAGATGAAGCAGACAGAATTTACATAACTAGAAGAGATGTAGATATTTATTTTAAAGATAGTAGAGATGTAGAAGGAAATGCTGAAATACTTAAACACATCTATACTTTAAAGCTAAATGAAGCCGTAGGAGAGTACAGAATAAGAATAGATTATGAATTTAAAAACATTGAAATTCATAAAGGTACTAAGTTTATATGCCTAAGAAACTTCAATAGCTGCAATGGAAAAATTTGGACTACTATTTTAGAAGATTTGGAAAAAGATAAGGTGAATGAATAATGGGAATCAATATTAATCAATTTTATAAAAACATAGATTGCCCAAGAGAGTTTACTTGTGCTCATTGTGGAGCTCATGTCTATGTTACTGATGTTAAAGATAAAAGAGTAAAATACTGCTCTGCTGCTTGTGAAAAACAATACTGGAGAGAAAAAAGTAAAGCAGATGCAGCTTATAAGAAAAGAAGTAGAGAAAAAACACTTGGTATGAGAAATTATAGCAAAAAAGAAATGGCTATTAAATTATACAGAGAGAAAAAAGAAGCTGAGGAAACTGAAAATATAGGAGGGAAAAAATGAATACATTAGCAGATTTAAATACTAAACTTTTTGAACAAATGGATAAATTAAGTAAGGACGATATAAGTTCAGAAGAACTAGACAAAGAAATGGCTAGAAGTGAATCTATGATAAAGATAGCAAATGTAATTATAAGTAATGGGGATTTGGCTTTGAGAGCTGCTAAATTTAAAGATGATATGATGAATGCTGATAATAAGCTACCTAAGATGTTAGAGGGATAGATTATGAAAAAATACACAGATGATATTATAGATTTTTTAAGGGAAATTGCTCCTGGAAAAACTTATAAAGAAATAGTTGAAATATTTAATAAAAAATATGATTTAGAGATGACAACAAAAAAGTTAAGTAGTCTCCTTGGTAGAAAAAAAATAAAAACAGGAACTGCTGGATGTTTTAAAAAAGGTTTTATTCCGTGGAACAAAGGAAAGAAAGGATATATGGGAGCCAATAAGACATCTTTCAAAAAAGGTAATAAGCCAAAGAATTGGAGACCTGTCGGAAGTGAAAGAATTAATGATGAAGGTTATACACTTATAAAAGTTTCCAATGAAGGTGGTATGTGGAAGAGATGGGCTCTGAAACATAGAGTTGTATGGGAACAACATCACAAGAAGAAGATTCCAAAAGGCTCTGTGATTATCTTTGCAGATGGTAATAAAAACAATTTAAGTATTGATAATCTGCTATGTGTTACAAGAGAAGAATTAAAAGTATTGAATAGGTGCAGATTAATCAGTTCTGTTCCTGAGTTGACTAAGACAGGATTAAATATAGCTAAGATTAAAATTAAGTTAGCAGAAATAAGAAAGGAGAAAAAAGGTTGAATATAAGAGAATATTTATCTTTGAATAGAAATAAAATTGTTTTAGCTTTTGATAAAAAAGATATAAAAGATTTATTAAATTTTAAAGAAATAGCTAAAAATCTAAATATGGAAGGAATAATAGTATCTGGAAAATATATAGGATTTACAGATACATATAGATTATTTGCAGTAGAAGATACAGATAAGGAAAGAAAAGGTGTAGATGATCCAAAACTGTATTCTATAACTTTATTAAATGAGCTATTTAAAGCAGAAACAATAGCAATATTAAATAATGGTAAATTAGCTATTCAAATAGGAACTGAAATAACAGAATATGAAGCTCTAAACAAAAAAGCATTAAATATAAAAAAAGTTATTGAGAGCAATGAATATACAATATTTTTAAAGGCTAATTTTATAAACAAAGTTACAACAGATATAGTTTGGAAAATGCTAAAACTAACAAAATTTGATACAAGAAAATATTTTATTTTTAAAGATAACAAAGTAAGTGTTGAAGCTTATCCAAATGAGAACTCAACATTAATACTAGATGACTTGTTTGAATATAACAAAGATAATTTAGATATTAAATTTAACTTAAATGTTAAATACATTGATTTATGGCTAAAATACATAAAAAATGAATTTTTTAATATAAGTTTAAGCACATCTAATAATGCTATTAAATTTAGTAATTGTAATGTGGTTTATGTAGTTATGCCAATGAGACTTTTATAAAAAGGTGGTTAAATGGGAGATTATAAAATCAGTGTAGAAGAGGCTGTTGCTTTATCAAACGGAGAATTAAATAAAGATGATGTTTATAGCTTAATTCAAGCTAATGAAGTTCCAGGTTGTATTTATGTGAAAAAGAATGAAGAAAAAGAAAGAGGAAAATATTTAATATTAAAACCTCACTGGTTAAACTTTTTATCTGGAAAAAGCTATAAAAAAGAAAAAACATCTGCTACTACCGACCAAAGTATTACAGATGTTTAAGTTAAAAGATTCAAGTATTCAACTTTTTTGATACTTGAATTATACATTAAATTTTAAACAAATTCAAGGAGGAATTTATGCTAACAAAGAGAGATAAAATAACTATAAATTTTATAAGAGAAACTAGAAATA